ACTGCTTCTTACTATGTAATGGTAGAAACTAAAGCAGGTGGTTATACTCCAGCTTTAATTACCATGAAATCAACGCAGCTAAATGTAAGCAAGAAGTGGAACGCAATGATGAAAACTGTTCAAATCTCTGACGGTAAAGGTGGATTTGCAGTTCCTCCAATGCATGGTGTTGTATACAACTTATCATCTAACCTACAAAAAAATGATAAAGGTAGTTGGTATGGTTGGGTAGTAACACAAGATCGAATTCTAGACACAAAAGATAAAGCTTTGTACTTAAGTGCAAAAGGCTTTTCTGGAGATGTCAAAAAAGGATCGGTGCAAACAAAAGCTGATGTAGAAGAGAGAGTAAACGAGAACGTACCGTTCTAGTTTAAACTAATAGGGGCCCCTTAATTGGGGCTCCAACTAAAATTGTTGTATGAAAGAAAAATTTAAAGAAATATTTACTGGCTTGCAAACAGCTTATGGTCAGTATCAAAAAGGAGAACGTAATGAAAACGGTAAGCAAAAAGGAAAAGCATTTATTGTTAGAAAACAAATTACTGACAATCTTTGGGAAGACCATCTTAACGGTGTTGATCCTGCTCTCGGTATTATTCCTATCAACGAAGATAATAATTGTAAGTGGGGTTGTATTGACGTTGATCAATATAATCTTGATCACACTGCCATCGTAAAGAAAATAAGAAATTTAAAATTACCACTGATTCTATTTAGATCTAAATCAGGTGGTGCGCATATATTTTTATTCACAAAAGAATTTATACCTGCATCGTTAATGCAGACTACACTAAAAAAGATTTCAGATACATTAGGATATGAAGGAGTTGAGATATTTCCTAAACAAACTGAAATACTTGTGGAACGTGGGGACACAGGTAATTTTTTAAATCTTCCCTACCATAACCAAACAAAAGGATTAAGATATGCGTTCAATGATGATGGGTCTGCTGCGTCGCTTGAAGAGTTTTATAAGCTGTACGAAACGCACGCGCAAACCAAAGAAGAAGTTGAAAAAATTGAAATCAAAGAAAAGAAGATAGATGAAGCATTTAAAGATGGGCCTCCATGTTTAAATAAATTAGCTAGAGATGGTTTTGGTGAAGGATCTAGGAATAATGCATTGTTTAATGTTGCCATATACTACAAACAATCTGACCCGGATATTTGGCAAGATAAAGTTGTTGCTGCTAATTTAAAATTCATGGACCCACCTTTAAGTAATGGTGAGGTACAACAGTTATTAAAATCTTTAGGTAAAAAAGGTTACGATAAATATAGATGTAAACTTCCTCCAATACAAAGTGTTTGTAATTCAGCATTATGTAGAACTAAAAAGTTTGGTGTAGGATCTGATCAAGAAGCAATGCCTTTATTAGGTAATTTAACTAAATATGATTCTAATCCACCACAGTATTTTTTAGATATTGGTGAAGGTTAAACTCAAAAAAGAATTGAATTAAAAGCAGAACATTTAGCTAATCCAGCTTTATTTGCATTAGCTGCGTTAGAGAAAGCAGATTTAGTTATACCGAGATTAAAAGAAAAAGATTGGAGAGAAGTATTTTTAAAACCGCTAATGGATAATTTACAAACAGTTGAAGCATTAGAATCTTTAGATCCTAAAAATCAATTAACAGCTTTGTTACAGGATTGGACAACTAATAGACAGAACGCAAGAACTATGGATGATGTATTTAATAAACTTCCTTATACAGATGAAAAAAGAGAATTTACATATTTTAGAATGGATGATTTTTATAATTTTTGTAAGAAGAATCATTGGGAAATGGATAAGACAAAAACAGGTAATTTAATTAAACAATTAGATAAAATATTTGTTTCTGAAATTAGAATGAAAGTTAAAGGTCAAGAACCTAGATTAATTAAAATTAATACAATGAAAAAATTAGATGCATCTAGTACACAAGTTAAATATCAAGAGCAACATTTCTAATGAAAATAGGAATTAACTGGTATTTAAAATATAGATTATTAAAAAAAGAATATGAAAAAATAAAATTACAAAAAGAAATATTAGAAAGGAGGTTAAAAAAATATGAAGACAATAATATTAGGTCCACCAGGAACAGGAAAAACAACAACGTTATTAAATTTAGTGGATGAATTTATTAAGCAAGGAACAAGACCAAAAGAAATAGGATACTTTTCTTTTACAAAGAAAGCAGCAAGAGAAGCAGCTACAAGAGCATCTGAAAAATTTGGATTAAGTATTGAACATGATTTAATATATTTTAGAACTCTTCATTCTTTAGCCTTTAGAGTTTTAGGTATTACAAAAGATAAAATGATGAGTAGAGAAGATTACAGAGAATTTGGATTAAGATGTAATATACCAATTAAAACTGCATCTCATTCAGATGAAGATGGAATTTTTAATTCTGATAATGAATATTTAACTATTATAAACACAGCTAGAGTTAGAAAAATGGATTTAATGGAATGCTATGATTCAAGAAGAAATCTATTAGATATAGAAAGAGATACCTTATTTTTATTAGATCAAGAACTTAAAAGATTTAAAAAAGAAAAAGGATTAAAAGATTTTACAGATTTATTAGAAGATTTCGTAGAACAAGATTTATCACCAAAATTTAAAGTATTATTTATAGATGAAGCACAGGATCTATCCCACTTACAATGGGAAATGGTTAGATCTATATGGAAAAAAGCAGAAAAGACTTATATTGCAGGAGATGATGACCAAGCAATATTTAGATGGGCAGGCGCTGATGTAGATCACTTTATAGCATTAAGAGAAGAGGTAGATGAGATTAAGACGCTTAATCAATCTTATCGTATTCCTGGTGGTCCTATACACGAATTATCACAAAAGATTATATCTAGAGTTAAAAATAGATATGAAAAAGACTATAAACCACGCCAAGAAACAGGAATATTAAGATTTTATACAGATATTACTCAAGTAGATATGTCTAAAGGTGAATGGACTGTGCTTGCTTCAGCAAATTATTTTTTAGATGATGTTAAGGAGTTATGTGAATTACAGGGTTGGTACTATCAACATAAAGGAGTCAATTCTATTTCATTAGAATTATTATTAGCATTAAGTAATTGGGAAGATTTTAGAAATGGAATGTCTTTAAATTATATTCAGATAAAGAATATATATAAATATTTAGGTGCCAATATCACTCCTGGGTATAGAGATGCTAAAACATTAAAAGCTGAAGAAAAATACACAATTCATGATTGTAAGCAGAATCATGGTTTACTTACTGATAAAGTATGGTATGAATCATTTGAAGGTGTAGACACAATTACTGAAAATTATATTCGTAATATGAGAGCTAATGGTGAGAAGATAAATAAGACTCCACGTATTCTTATGTCAACCATTCACGCTTTTAAAGGCGGTGAACGAGATAATCTTTGTGTTCTATTAGATTTAACATCCGCTGCGGTTAAACAAAGTGAAGAAGATCCTGATGATTTACATAGGTTATACTATACAGCTTTTACAAGAGCTAAAAGAGAATTACATATTGTAGATCCAAGAGATTTCAACAAAGCATATACTATATGACAAACAAAACATTTTTTAAACAAGTAGGTGGTCAACATTATAAAGTAATGAAAATACAACCATCAAAATTTATAAACGAAAATCAATTACCATTTGCAGAAGGCAATGCAATCAAGTATATCTGTAGACATAAATTGAAAGGAAAAAAACAAGATATATTAAAAGCAATTCATTATTTAGAAATGATACTAGAAAGAGATTATAAATGACAAGAACGTTTCAGCAGATATTATTTACACCACAAACAGAATGGGTGGTACCAGAAGAACTAAAAGATTTACGCGGTCATAAAGAAATAGCTGTGGATTTAGAGACCTGCGATCCGGACTTAACGGAACTTGGATCGGGGAACGTGGTTGGTCGTGGTAAGATTGTAGGTATATCAGTAGCAGTAGAAGGTTGGGCTGCTTATTATCCAATAGCACATGAAGGTGGTGGTAACATGGATAAGAAATTAGTTTTAAATTGGTTACAAGATTTATTTAAACAAGATTCTACATTTATATTTCATAACGCAATGTATGATATTTGTTGGTTAAGATCATCAGGTATAATTCCTCCAGCTAAAATTGTAGACACAATGATTGCTGCATCATTAGTAAATGAAAACAGATGGAGTTTTAGATTAAATGATTTAGCTAGAGAGTATGCAGGCATAGGTAAAGATGAAGCAGTATTACAAGCAGCTGCAAGAGAATATGGAATTGATGCCAAGAAAGATATGTGGAAACTTCCATCTATGTTTGTTGGTCAGTATGCAGAAAGAGATGCTGAATCAACTTTAAAACTTTGGCATAGAATGAAAGTTGAATTATCTGATCAAGATCTTTGGACAATATTTGATACTGAAACAAGATTATTTCCATGTCTTGTAGATATGAGATTCAAAGGTGTAAGAGTTGATGTTGAAAAAGCAGATAAAATTAAGAAACAATTGATAGATAAAGAAAATAAAATAATCAATAAAATCAAAGACTTAACTGGTGTTTCTGTAGAATTATGGGCAGCAGCTTCCATTGCAAAAGTATTTGATGCTTTGAAATTACCTTACGACAGAACAGAAAAAACTAATGCTCCAAGTTTTACAAAAAACTTTTTATCAAATCATCCTAATGAAATTGCACAAGGAATTTCTTACGCGAGAGAAATAAATAAAGCACACACAACTTTTATAGATACGATTGTAAAGCATTCTCACAAAGGAAGAATACATGCAGATATAAATCAAATTAGATCTGATGATGGTGGAACTGTTACAGGAAGATTCTCAATGTCTAATCCTAAT